CTCATTTCATTGCTCTGTAGTAATATCTAATCCATTTTCGGTTTCCATAACCGATACTGGAGTATAGCCGTCTAATTGAATAGGTACGCCCGGGACGTTACCACCTGTCCATGATACCTGTGCTGATATAAAATGAAATAGTACTGTATCTTGCATTGGATTTACTAACAATCTTACATTACCGCCGTATACATCCATATCATAACGAGTAACACAGTTACCATTGAATAATGTACTGTGACCATTCCACTTTACCTGACTTAAGTTGTTAACTATAGCAGCATTAATAGTAATATTTTGGCTGTCTTGATTATCTGTTCTACTACTATCTATTTGAAATATTGCTTGGGTGAAACTAGACACTGGGGTTTCAAATATGACTTGTCCTGGAGTCAGACCTACACTATAAGCTTCGTATGTGGTAAAATCAGTTGAAAATAACTGACTAAAATTATTATTAATTTTTTGAAACGCTACACGAAGTGGATCACCATTGCCATCGTTCGGTAACGCGCCAATATTAATAATTTCTTGTGCCATGATAATTTACCCTATTATGTATTTATCATTTTTTTGTAGCTTTGTCGTAGTTAGCTTTTTGTTCATTATACCACTCTTGCCAATTTTTAACAAGATTATTGCAGTTATGGAACAACTGATAGTTTTCTACTACTGTTTTTGTAAATTCACTTAAGTAAACAACATCTTTATCTATTGTTTTCAATGGACCACATTCAACGAATAGTTGTTCTGGTGCCTCAGGAAACTTGTAGGTCACTGGTATTTGTTGGCATCCGGTTAATAAAATTAAAAATAAACAACTTAACTTCTTCATTTTTTAGGTAATAGTATTGAGTTAGGATTTGCTGCTTTATTGTGTTCATCTGTTTTTAACTGCGTGTTGGGAGTTAGGATCTCGTCCATACCCTTATTTCTAGCAGCAGTATTATGTGCGATTATAGCAGATTCTGGCACAGGACATTCTTTATCATGTTTAGAAACTTCTCTATCAACATATTCAATTACCGTGTCACCCTTTTCTTTTATTATTTTTTCTTCGGTAACTATTTTTGTTACTACTTTTGTATTGATATCTTTAGATTTAATTTGTGCGTTATCTAATTTTGCTTGTAATGAATCTACTTTACTTTGCCACTCTTTATCATTAGCTAATTTTCCCTCTTGGTAAACGCCCACAATGAAAACTATTAAGCCTAATGTTAAAACTAATGATTTATATTTTGCTGCGGGTGGGAAAAATGATAATGCGACGCCTATTAATGTAACTAGAATACCTAGTACAAAAAGCAAATGAGTGAATATTTCAGTAAAAAAGTTTATAATCCACATCAAGTATTTATTACTTGAGTGTTATTTGTAGAATTTGGAGACAATATCAACTATACATTCTACTTCACTATCCGTGAGTTCAGGATATATTGGTAAGCTCAGTACACCCCTTGTAAGCATAACACTGGTGCTTAATAGGTCAGGTCTAACACAGTTACGCGAAATTGGTAGTTCAGATAATGTTTTCTTATAATGGACTTTTGTTTCTACCCCTGAGTATTTCATGTGAAGTCTTAACTGTTCACGGTCTTCAGTATAGATTACAAACTTTTGATTAGCGTGTTTTTCTATCCCACGACTTAGACATTTGACTGGGAGTTTACTAAATCTTTCCAAGTAAAACTTTTTTATTTGTTCTCTGCGATCTTGCCATTTGTCTAAGTAATTGGTTCTAACTAATAAATGGCTGCAATCCAATTCACTCATTTTACTATTTGTACCTGCAAAATCATTTTGGTCTTTGCAGTTGTTTTTATACAATCTAGCAAATTGATACAAATCATGATTATTAGTAACAATGGCACCACCATTACCACTACTTGGTAAATTTTTTGTGGGATCAAAACTAATTGCCATACCTAAACCTATGTCACCCTCAGCAACTAGCCAATGTTGGGCACCATCTACAATAACATGACTATGACTGTCTACCTCTTTGTCATTATATGGTTTAGCTCCATATAATCCAACTAAACATATAATATATTCTTTATTGCCATATGCTTTTTCGTAATCTAATATTCCTATATTATCTGTATCACAAATTTCTACTGTCCATCCTGCTTGTACAAAAGCATTTAATGTTGCTGGGTAAGTAATATTAGGTACAAGTGCTACTTCTTTTTTTCTAGCATTGGGCCTTATTTTGTCAAATTGATGGGCTCTAAACCGTGCAATTATTTCTAGTGCCTGTGTACCACTATGCACTGTTATAGCAAATTTTGTTTTTGTTTTTTGCGTCAGCCAAGATTCAAAGGTGCTGGTATAATGCCCGCTTATAAATATACCATCCCTAAGCGCCGAATCAGTGGCACTTAACAATTCTTCTCGTAGGTTAGCGTATTGTCTTGCAAGTCCAAAATGGGGAATTTTGTAACCAGTCGTAATATTTTTCAAAGCCTTCCTCTATATCTACCTTAGGATCAAAATTAAAATCTTTTCTTGCAGCATCTATATTTAATTTTCCTCTACTGGGGAAATCAGGATGTTTATCAGCACACTCTATTGATCCCTTTCCTACAATTTTTATGGCTAATTGTGCAGCATCATATAAACTATGACTGTGACTTTTAGTTATATTGTATGTTTTGTTATGTGTGTTTTCACTTAATGTAGCAGATACTATTCCTTTTGCTGCATCCTCTGAATACGTGAAGTCTAATTTTTCATCGACACCATTAACCTTTAATACCCCATTATTCATAGCAGTTAAAATGAACTTAGATATAACTCTATCCTCTACGTCTAATGGCCCATATACTGCACTAGGACGTATAATTGTATAGTTAAAATTAGAGGTTCTTGCGTAGTCTTTAACTAACCATTCTCCGGTTAGTTTCATAATACCATATTGTCCCTGCGGATTACATTCATGATCTTCTGTTACGTCATCATCAAAATTACCATATACCATACTAGAACTTGCAAATACAAACTTTTTAACGTTGTATTTTTTACTCAATTCTAATAAATGTACTAGTCCCCCAATCATAACTCTGCTGGCCATAACAGGATTTAATCCAACTAGTTTTTGTCTTGGATAACTAGCTAAATGTATAACGGTATCTATGTTATGTTTTTTGAATACCCAATCTATCCAATCTATATCAGAATTAGTATTTGCGCTTATATCAAAACTATAAATTTGCGGAGTTCTAATTTTTATTGAACGTTGAAAATGTAAGTATTCTAAATTTGCTCTGGGAACAAAATCGTAATTTGTTTTATTATCAATGATAGTTACCACATGCCCAAGCTGTTCTAACTCATAAACAACATTATGTCCTATTAACCCTAACCCACCTGTAACCAAGATATTCATTCGTATTTCAACCTATAGTAAGTATATGCTTTTTCATCGAAATATGCTACAATATTATATGTGTATCCATAATGTAGATGATCAACCATTCTATGTAAGCTTGGTGCTACCAGGCTATTTTTCATTACAAACTTGCCTTTTTCAGTTTCTTTCCATTCAAATATAGGTTCTGCGACATAGAGTTCAGGATCCTCTACATCTCCTAACTTGATTTGATGTACACAAACTTTATGATGTTTTGTTGATACATCATTGAACGTTACATCATCATACAGCCATTTTGGCTTTGATAGTGCCATGACTTTGGTATCCTATAAGTTCAATGTCATTCATGGTAAAACCATCAATATCTTTGACATTGGGATTAAGTTTCAATGTAGGTAAACTATATTCACTTCTAGTGATCTGTTCTTTAACTTGGTCAACATGATCTTTATAGATATGTGTATCTCCAGTTACAATAATAAGTTCACCCACTCCATAACCACATACTTGAGCAATCAAGTGTGTGAATAGTGCATAACTAGCAATATTGAATGGTAATCCCAAGAATACGTCCACGCTACGTTGATACATTTGGCAGCTAAGTTCTTTGTTTTTGTTTACAAAGAATTGACACATAACATGACAAGGGGGCAATGCCATTTGATCCAATTCACCTGGATTCCAAGCTGTAAGAATATGTCTACGTCCATTTGGATCTTTCTTTAAACCCTCAATAAGAAGTTTTAGTTGGTCAATCTTGGGCCCGATTCTTGGTCCCCAATCACGCCATTGAACTCCATATACTCTACCCAAATCACCCTCAAACATAGCTTTAGGTTTCCAATAGGGTGCTTGTGCATTTGGTGTCCAAATAGTTACAACACCTTCTCTTGTGCCATGTGTGATTTCTGCTAATCTACGTTCGTCGCTTGAACCTTCAATAAACCAAAGTAGTTCACCTACTACTGCTTTCCACGCAAGCTTTTTAGTGGTGATGGCAGGGAATCCTTCACGCAAATCAAAGCGAAGATTATGTCCAAAAATACGATAAGTCCCAACGCCAGTTCTGTCATCACTTAATTCTCCTTCATTTAATATCTTTTCACATAGTTCGTGGTAAATCTTCATGTCTTCTCCAAATCTCAAAAGTATGGTCAGTATATTTTTCTGTATTAATGCAAGTAAACTCAGTTTCTAATTTTACTAAATCTATATAGGTATCACAAGTGTACTCGGAGAAAGTCCTAGTTAAATAAATTTGGTCTAATAAATTCCAACTTGAGTTTATAAGTTTGGCCCCACCTATTAACCAAGCATTTTTAAAATTTTCAAAATGCTGTATGGTATTTACGGATATTGCACCATACGGTAAATCAAGATTTTTACTAGTAACAACTATATTGAGTCTTCCAACTAATGGTTTTTTAGGCAGACTTTCCCAAGTATTTCTACCCATTACTACTACTTGATTTTCGGTCCATGCTTTGAATCTTGGCAAATCACCTTGGATTTTATTCCAAGGTAATTTGTTTTGATAACCTATTCCACCTTTTACATCACAAGCTAAAATAGCTTTCATAATTTGTTTAAAAATCTATCTGTCTGTGGTTGAACAGTATCGGCAATTTTTTGTATATTTAATATAAACTCTATAGTAGTAATACTAGGATCTAACTCATCAAGTTTACGACTTAATGCCTGTTCTATTTGTTCTATTTCTAATCCCTGTTCCAATAGTTTTTCAATGTTGATTGTTTGTTGCTTTTTACCTTCAAGTTTAACAATTACTTTCTTAATGAATTGTAAGGGTATGCTATGCTTATCAACATCGTCAATTAGTTGTTCCCACTTATCAAGAAATTCAGGTGACATTTACTTTTTTACTGGTTCTAGGTTTACGTACTTTTGCTGGTGCTTCTGCTGGAATTGCTGCTGGTACTGGAATAGAACTTGGGTCCAGTGATTTAGCTTCCTCCATTAAACGTTGTGCTTCAGCTAATAAACCCTTAGCTTCTCTTTCCATACGTTGTGCTTGTTCCAGACGTTGCTTTGCTAACACTGAATCATTTAATGCACCGACTGGTGCAGTTGGTACATTAGCCTGTGCCTGTTCATTACGCATTCTGCGAGCTACATCAGCTGGGTCTTGTAAACCACGGCTTTTATCAAGTTCAGCCATGCGTTTTACTGCTGCTTCACCTTGTTCCATTTCGTCTAACATCTTGTTTAATTCGTCTAAACGAATAACTGTGTTAGGAGCAGGAGTCATTACTACCTGTGAAGTTTGAACTTTCTTTAATTGGTGTTCGTTGTGAAGTACTTGTAAAATAATCTTGCCGTCTTTTGTGTAACTACGATTTAATGCGTCAGCAAGATTTTTGCTATTCTGACCAATGTCACTTTCAATACATTTTACTAGCGGATCATGAATGTGTTGATTCAACACCTCAGTGTAGGTTACTAGGCACATATGTGGCTCGCCGGGTACCTCCCTAAATATTACAGCTACTTTGCGATCACCGTGTTTACCTACGTGTCTTAAAAAAGCCATTATGCTTCTCCTTGTTTATATTGCTAAGATATTTAATAGCAAATAAACAATTAGATTTTTTTCTTTATGACCATTTTAATTCAAATAATACTGCTTCCTTAGGATCTTCAAATGCTGGATATCCCTCATTAAAAATGACGGTAGACATTATGTTAAATGTATCGCTATCATTGGATAGTTGCTTACAAAGGCTAAATCTACCTCTTAGGTTAGATAATATCCAAAGCTTTGACTCTTGTGTAATTGGAGTTTTAACCACAACAAAATGAGGAGGAGTATAAGGCAACTCTCTCTTGCCGAACCAAACAATTGGATCTATATTATACTCTTGGTTCATCTTTAGTTAAATTATCCAATACCTTATATTTTTCGTATGCCTCTACTACTGCAGGGGTAGAATTATTCAATGTGGGCACTACTTGTAGCCACAATTCTTCCCTCATATTACTGAAAGGGCCTTGATATGATTCTGGTGAAAGGTTAGGTTGATGAATTCTACCGCTCTCCCAAAGGCGTTGGGCTAGGAGCTTGTACTCATCTTCTGAAATACCATTAGTATCATAGGCAGAAGGATCTTTTACATAGTAGTTACCATTTTTATAGTAAGTATCAACGACCTGAACAAATTGCTCATACGAACGACAACTGGTACCGGTTACAATGAATATAACCTGACGTTCGGACACTTCGCCTCTAAGGATACTTACTAGACATTTGCCAAGACTTGTACCAATATAATACATTATACGATCACCTGTTTATGAGTTGGTGCACGGTCGCTATAGATTTGTTCGCCTTTGCTTCTAATCAGATCCGCCATGAATTGTGGATTGGTTTTAAACTGTCTTTCAATATCCTCGCGTGACAAGTCAGTGCTTGTAAAGGAATAGATTTCGTAATGGCGCTGAGAATTATACCTTGCTCTTAGAATAAGCATTTGAAGGTTAGGATAACCCGTTAGCTTTTCTTCCTTAAGAATAGCCATTGTTCTTTTATGTTCCCACTCGGTGACATTGATTAGACACTCTAGTCCATACATGTCCCACATAGCCAACCAAGTAATAGGTTTATTTGTTTGTTTTCGTGAGTTCATAGATAATTTCTGCTTTAGCAATAGCGTCTGCCAAACTTGGGCAATTTTCTGAAGCCTTTAAGATTTCTCTCCATTTATACCAGCGATTCTTTTCCTCTATGGCTGGGCTTATTTTGACTAATTCACGATTGCCTGATAGTGAGTCACGGGCATAAATCGTTTCCCCACCATCAGGCGATTCGTAAATCACAATCTCTTTAACGCTTTTTATGGTCGTCATAAATTGCATAAGTTCCGAACGGTGGGTTTGGATTTGGATCACCGTGAATAATCCAAGTAGTATCGCAGTAGTCAGGATCACCCCAAGAACCGCAAGGATAGCCATCAGTGAAAACGATTAGACGTTTGGGCACTCGACCTTCTTGTTTGAGATAGTCAAAAATTGCCGTGAAGTCAGTACCACCACCACCTTGTGGCTCATAGCCATCGATGGTGTCCATGTTCTCACTTGTGAAACTTTGTGGGTTATAAATAGCGGTGTCGAAACAGAACACGTTTACCTTATAACCATCGAACGAATCCATCATACCAGCAATCTCACCCAAGAATGCTTGAGCCTGTTTGTTACTGATAGAACCACTCATGTCAATGGCTACGTCAACATCAATCTCCTCACCAGGAGTCATACCAGGCATAACTGCATCCATGTGCCAACCACGGCGACTTGGGCGCATCCAAGAGTAGTCACTACGGATAGCACTGGTCAGATTAGTTTGAATCAGTTCACGCCAAGGCATCACAGGGTTAGTGAATTGCTTGATAAGGCGTTCTACACCTAGGGGCACTGAACCAGCCTCGGCAGACTGTGCGGCTGCAAGAATAGCCTGCTTGACTTCTTGACGGACACGCTCACGTTCCTCATCAGTCATTGTGGGACGCTTGCCGCGATTTTTACCTTCACCATCGCCTTCACCATCGCCATCACCGTCATCACCGTCCATGTGATCGTCAATCATTTGGTCGATGAGGTCTTCAATGCTGATTTTTTGGACATTCTTCATGAGGTCATCATAGATTTCCTCGGCAGCTTTACCATCGTACTTTGCCTCGTACAGACAAGGAACAGTGGTGATGAATTGACCAACCTTATGACGTTTGAGGTCAGCGTTGACTGCGTAGTCGTCGGCAATGTTCCAAATCTGTGGGTCGCGTGAGCCGCGACGACCCATGTGATCGTATACCACATGCAGGACCTCATGACCAACTAGGAACTCTACTTCCTTGGTCTTGAGCATCATAATGAAACGTGAGTTGTAATAGAATTTCTGACCATCCGTTGCAGCCGTCGAACACCAGTCGTCGGCATTGATGAGAGTCATTCGGGTAGCCAGATTACCGAAAAAGCTATGGCGAAGTAGTAGACCAATGCGAGCCGTAACCAGACGTTCGCGGGCTTGTGCGTCGATCTTAGGGTCAGTAGGACCTACGAGGTTTTCGAATTTTTTGCTACGCTTGCTTTTTTTGCCACCAATAACGTCGGACATATGTACTTGACGCATATATACTCCTTACTAGAATAACACAATTATAGCAAATATAGGAATTATTGTCAAGTCTAAAATTTACTTGTATATACAAGATATACCGTTGGGTTATTTGAAACTGAATGCCTGTTTGGTACTACTGTAACCCTAAACGCCTTATCGTAAAAGTAGCTACCAACTACCGAACCTAATAAATCCCAAACAAGGTCGGTTCGTGAGAAAGCTCCATTTGGTTTATGTGCGTCTAAAATTTCCTTGGCAAAACCAATCGCAAATCCAATTAAGGCTCCACCAATTATTCTTTCATATTGATTACTATCACTTGCAATTAATTCATTGCCTAGCGCGCCTGCAAACATGGATACAATAAAATGCTGCGGTTTGTCGCCGCCAACCCAATCATTTTGTTGGGCTAGGGTAGGTTTACTAAAAAATAAAAATAACAGTAAAGCCAAAATAATTTTCATTTTTTACCTTGCAATATCAATATTTATGCAAAACTTGCATAGGAAAAAGGTGAGAGTGTTTAAACACTCTCACCAAAGAAGGGAATTACTTCCCCTCAGGGAGTAAGCAACTTAATTAGTTGCCTGCTTCAACAATGTACTTACCGTACTTCTTGTGGAACTCATCAAAATGCTTGAGTTGACTGGGTTCCATTGGAAGCTTGTAAGTCTTAAGCGCGATCTTGGCACCCATAACAACCAGTTCAGTCTCAAAGTTGTCCATGATGTAGCGGAAGAAATAGTCTGCCATCTGATGGAATTCTTTATTGTTGACCTTCTTGGTCTCCAGTGCGTCCTTCAGTTCGTAGCACATGGAAATCGTCAGACTGTACATGGCTGAGATTTCCTTGACAGCCAGATCCTTGACCTTGCCAGTGAGGATGTCACTTGCGAGGGGCAGTTTGCCTGCGTGTTTACGGTGTGCGGCAAACTTGACTGCTAGACCCTCACCGATCGAACCTGAGATTAGGTTAAACAGAGTATCGGTGTCAGTGTTATCCTCGTCACCGAGAAGATCGGAAACGAAGCACCATGAGCGAGGGGTAGCGAATGCACGACTAGAACCCTTGCTATCAAAATCGTATAGATCCTGTTTAGCGAAACTGAGGTAACCAACTACGTCCTTGTGGATACCTTTGTTGACTGCCCAGTTCTGCCATGCAGTAAAGTCGGGGCGCATTTCGAGGTGAACGAAACGATTAGCAAGGGGCATTGGCATGCGATAAGTCACACCCTTGTCACTGTCACGGTTACCCGCAGCAACGATTACCACGTTATCGGGAAGATGATACTTGCCGACGCGACGATTGAGGACTAGCTGATAACCAGCTGCCTGAACCGCAGGGGGAGCCGAGTTCATTTCATCGAGGAACAGAACCACGATTGGATACTGGCTAGCGAATTCAGTGTCGGGAAGGTCGACTGGGGGAGCCCAATCCATCTTGCCGAGGTCTTTATTGAAGAAGGGGATACCGCGAATGTCAGTGGGTTCCATCTGAGCCATACGCAGGTCGATCATGTAACCACCGAGTTCCTCGGTAATCTCGGCTACGACTTCAGACTTGCCGATACCTGGGGGACCCCAAAGAAAGATAGGACGCTTGGCTTTGAAAGCTTGAAGAATAGCCTTACGTGCCTGAACGCTAGTGATAGTGAGATTGTCAGAAACTTGTGAAGCCATGTGTTACTCCTAGTTATTAAAGTGTAGAGTGATTATAGAAGAAGCCTGATTTATTGTCAATCAGTGCAGGTACCCAATCAAGCACCAGTCCAACGGACAACATAGCTACCGGTAATGACGTTACCGCGGGCGAAGTTTCGGGCGGGGGCAGCCCACGATGCAGCCTTGAGGATGTCGCCATTCTTGAATTTGGCGTCAGCCTTGATGACCACGAAAGAATGGACCGAACCACGGCTAACAACTTTGAGGTATTTGGATCCTTCGACTACGTGGTGCTTGTCCTCGAATTCTTTAATCATTTCATCGGCAATTTTTTGCTGCTCGGGAGTCAGGTTACGACCAGTGTTCCAGTTACGGTAGTCCGCTTTGATCGCGTCCAGATACCGATCCATTTCTTGCTTAAGCATCAAAAACTCCGTGTTTTCAGTGTATAAACGTATTATACGCCCAAACTGATTTATTGTCAACCTTGGGTAAAAGCCTTGAGCCGCCAAAACATGCGCCAACGGACGCTTTGTTTGGTCTTATGAAGGCTCTTGGTACCAGTAAGATATTTGCCATCAATAAGCTTACCAAAGGGCTTTGCTTTGGGCTGGCCCTTCAGAAGCCGTTCAGCAATGATTTCGTATGGAGTCAGTTTCATAATAAGCATCATACAACCAAACCGATTATTTGTCAAATTCAGGTATCCATACAGTTGCAGTCGCCCGTGCCAAAACACAGTTGACCGCATGCAGGACATCCTTTACCGTAATTAGGATCTAGTTGTTTTAGTAGAGCGTGGTATTCTTTGGTGCCAACAGGACCACCATAGGTCATTGCAATGGCTACGTATGAGTAGCCATTGTCTAACAGTTTTTGTATGTCAGCCGAATTTTGCTTTAAGCCTTTCATACTCTTTTCGTTCATCTTCTTCTTTTTGATAAAGTTCTTGCCTAGCCTTTTCTTTCTTTTTTTCTCGGGCAGTGCGGGATCGTTCACGCATTTTTTCTTCTTTTTCTAACCGTGCTTGATATTCCGTATCGTTCTCATCAC